TTGCCAAGTGTTGCATAAATGCAACAAGTCAAGAAAAATAAACTTAACATGTTAACGATTCCTTGCGTCTTGCGTCTTGTCTTATAGTGACCGTACAAGAGACATGACCGAAGGTCATGACCGTTTATAGCGACCGTAGGGAGCGACCGTAGTGCAGCAAAAAAAATGGGAGCCGAAGCTCCCATCTTCCGAGGTTAAACTCTTGTTATTTTAAAGTCTGTTAAGAACTCTTTGAAGGGAAAACCATTCCGTTTTCCGTGACAGTCTAGTTCAAAAAAAGGAACATGATCAGTTAAATAAATATCTTTTAAACAATCCATCGCATCTTTTTTTGTTTTAAAATATGCAATATGAGAAAAACCAGATGAAGGTCTTGTAGAGATATATAGATCATTAATCCCAGATAAATCAAAACATCCTTGTTCACTATAACTTTTTACTTTCCAACGATATTCCATTATTTAAACTCCTTTATAATTTGAATTATTGTGTAGTTGATTGTTAACAATGATATTGGAAATAATAACAATGCACCATTTGGAACCAATCCATATATTTCGTTAAATGTTAGCACCAGTAAAATTACTGATGCTATTAACATTATCATTAAAGCGATACCTCTTAACATTATCCTCTCTCCTTCCATAAAGTTAATCTTCCATCTGTTGTTGTTTCTTTACCAAAGTAAACTGTTCCTTTCCAACTTGGTAAGATGTCATCTCCACCATACCAGTCTGTTGTCTTGAAGTATTTATTCTTGTAAGGATTGTAAGTTACTTGATCTACATCAGAACTTCTTGAGTGTCCTTTACCGAGTGTCCAAGAAGATCTCCAGTTACCTTTAACAAAAGCATGAACATACTTCTTTTTTTCTGCCACAACTTTTTGTCTAGTTTTTTCATGGACAATGAACTGGGCGTTATCTAGTCTGATCATGTCGATGTATCCAACTGTGATCCATCTTTTTTTGCCTTCAGAATTTGGAACATACATTTGAACAGAGTTTGTATCCTTCGTAAGATTTCTGAACATTCTAACTTCTGTTCCATCTCCTAAACTTTTTTTGTTTAAATAATCTTTCATTTTTTAACCTCGTTTTTGTTTCTGTTAAGTATAGATTACAAAATACACAACTAATTGCAACAATAAAAGTTAAACCATTGATTTCATTGAATAAATTAGCCTATCAACTCATTAACATGTTAATTATCCAAATGTTCATGTTTCGTTCCGTTAACATGTTAACTATTCATCTAGGTATTCCTAAACAAGTTAACCATTATTATTTATTACTTAACATGTTAACTATCGGGTAACTTATTCTATTTCTATATTTACTTAACATGTTAACTATCCCCCTCCCCCCATATAACGGGGGCAGTCGTATACACGCATGTCATGTCATGTTAGCTTGATAAATTCATTGAAATATATTATCGTTTGAAAATGTACAATGAACAGTGGACACATATCATTTTAGGAGTGTGGGGTTACGCATTCTTATGTGGTTATTTTTTGGGATAAATGAACTTAGACGCACTGCCTAAAGAGGTGTTACAAGAACTTCTTGGACTTGAGGAGCAGAAGAAGAAACTTGAGACTCGTGAATTAGCGAGGGATAAGTTTATGGCTTATGCTAAACATGTCTATGAGGGTTTTATTGAAGGACGGCATCACAGAATAATTGCTGAGAAGCTAGAAGCCATTGCCAACGGACAATTGAAAAGATTAATTATCAATATGCCGCCGAGACATTCGAAGTCAGAACTAGCATCCTATCTCATGCCTTCGTGGTTTTTAGGAAGAAACCCTAAATTAAAGATTATACAAGCTACCATGAACACGGAACTTGCGGTAAGATTTGGTAGAAAGGTTCGTGACCTCATCGCTGATCCTATCTATAGCGATGTTTTTCCAGACACGGACTTGAAACAGGATAGCCAGGCGGCTGGAAGATGGGAAACGAGCCGTGGCGGGGAGTATTTTGCAGCAGGGGTGGGAGCCGCAATGACGGGTCGTGGTGCAGATTTGTTAATCATTGATGATCCACATTCTGAGCAAGACGCTATGTCTTCAACAGCGTATGACAATACATACGAGTGGTACACTTCTGGACCACGACAAAGATTACAACCTGGGGGAACCATCATCATTGTGCAAACAAGATGGTCAAAGAAAGACCTCACGGGAAGATTAATTACAGATCAAGCAAAAGATGCTATGGCAGATCAATGGGAAGTGGTCGAGTTTCCAGCGATACTTCCTAATGATAAACCTTTATGGCCCGAATTTTGGAATGCAGATGAATTGTTAAAGGTCAAGGCTTCACTGTCCATTGGCAAGTGGAATGCACAATGGCAGCAGAATCCAACCAGTGAAGAAGTTGCCATGGTCAAGCGTGATTGGTGGCAGTTATGGGAAAGAGAGGACACACCAAGACTTGATTATATAATTCAAAGTTACGATACGGCTTACAGTAAAAAAGAAACAGCAGACTATAGTGCCATAACCACATGGGGTATTTTTGAGCCGAAGGAAGATGGTGAACAACATATTATTTTATTAGATGCGACAAAGGGAAGATGGAACTTTCCAGAGTTGAAGTCGATAGCGATAGAGCAAAACGAATATTGGGAACCCGACATGATGCTCATTGAGGCGAAGGGATCGGGTCAACCTTTGGCAGATGAGATGAGAATGATTAATCTTCCCGTGGTTACTTTTAGTCCTGGAAGACGTAAAGGGGGTAACTTGGATAAGGTTACAAGGATGCATATGGTATCTCCTATTTTCGAATCTGGAAAAGTGTGGTATCCTAATTCAAAGTTTGCAGACGAGGTTATAGAAGAAGTAGCTTCGTTTCCAAATGGAGATCATGATGACTATTGTGATAGTATGACGATGGCTATTATGAGATTTAGACAAGGTGGTTTTATATCACTAAAAGGTGAGGATGAGCCAGAAGATTGGTTTCCTCGAAGAGCGAGAGAATATTATTAGGAGCATATAAATGAGTGTTTACACAAAAGAACAACAAACCCGCACTGTTACAAACAAAGAAACTGGTAAAACTAAAGTATTTAAGAGCACTGGTATAGATGCAAAGGGCAAACATTTTTTTACGTCTTTAGATAATGCAAAACAAAGAGAGTTTGCAACTGGAGAAAAACCTTCTTTAAAAACAGGTATTCCAGTGGGAAGAACATCAAAAGGTGAACTAGGTGTTTTAAAAACAGAAGACAAAAAATCTAGTCCAAAAGTGGGAGTCTTAACTGGCAGAAGAGCGAAAAGAACTGTTAGAGGAGACATCACTAAAAAGATGAACATGGGTGGTGTGATGAAGAACCGTGGAGGAACTTTCAAAGGCACTTTCTAATGAACAGACTTTTTAAAATCAGAAGAAAACTAAACAAGAAGCCGACCAGAAAAGTAAGAATAGTCAAGAACAGATTTTCTGATATACTGGCTCCAGGCAAAAAAAGAACTACGAGGATTACATAATGGCAGAACGAGAAATAGCAGGAATGGTCGAAAAGGCAATGGGCGCTGGTGGAGATGTCATGCCAGAGGAAGATAGTTTAGATATCGAGCTACCATCAACCATGGAAGAACTACCAGAGGGAGTTGAACTTGCTACAGAAGAAACTGTAGAAGTTGTAGCAGAACCTTATGATCATGACGCTAATTTAGCTGAAGTTTTAGATGAATCTGTTTTAGGTTCCTTATCTTCAGATTTACAGTCAAAAGTTAGAGAAGACATGGAGTCAAGAGCCGATTGGGAAGAAGCCATTGCCAAGGGACTTAATTTATTAGGAATTAATTACGAAGATAGAAGTGATCCTTTTCTTGGTGCAAGTGGGGTAACTCATCCACTTTTGTCAGAGGCAACAACACAGTTTCAGTCCCAAGCTTATAAAGAGATGTTGCCAAGTGGAGGGCCTGTAAAGACTCAAATACTTGGTGTGCCAACAAAACAAACAGAAGATCAAGCTCAAAGAGTAAAAGATTTCATGAATTATCAGATTATGGAAGTTATGGAAGAGTACGATCCAGACACAGATCAGATGTTATTTTATTTGCCATTGACTGGTTCTACTTTTAAAAAAGTTTACTTTGATCCAACAAAACAAAGAGCAGTATCTAAGTTTGTTCCAGCAGAAGATTTAGTTGTTCCATACTCTGCGTCAGATTTAATGACGGCTGAGAGGGTTACACATGTAGTTAAAATGTCTTATAATGATATTCGTAAACTACAAGTAGCAGGAGTATATAGAGATGTGGAGTTATCTACTACAGATTCTGGAGAAGATGAAGGCAGTATCCAAGAAACTTCTAATGAGTTGCAAGGACTACATCCAAACTATTCTGATGATGTGTACACTTTATTGGAAGTCCATGTTGACCTCGACTTGGAGGGTTTTGAGGATCCGAATGGCATTATGTTGCCGTACATTGTCACGATCGATGAAAATTCGAACCAAGTTTTGTCGGTGGTTAGGAACTTTAGGGAACAAGATCCGTTAAGACGTAAGAGACAATACTTCGTACATTTTAAATTTTTACCAGGTTTTGGCTTTTATGGCTTTGGTCTTTTACATACAATTGGTGGATTGTCTCGTGCAGCCACCTCAATATTAAGGCAGTTAATAGATGCAGGTACTTTATCAAATCTTCCAGCAGGTTTCAAAGCGAGGGGTGTTCGTATTCGTAATGATGACGAGCCTCTTAATCCTGGTGAGTTCAGAGACATCGATGTCCCAGGTGGGGATCTCAAAAATTCAATCATTCCATTGCCATACAAGGAACCATCTGGCACATTAGCACAATTACTAGGGGTTGTTGTAGATTCTGGTAGACGTTTTGCTCAAGTTGCAGACGCAAAAATATCAGATGTGAACTCACAAGCACCCGTTGGCACGACAGTTGCTTTGATTGAACAAGGTTCAAAGATTATTTCAAGCATACATAAGCGTTTACATTACGGACAAAAGCAAGAGTTTAGAATGTTGGCAGAGATTTTTGCAGAAAATCCAGTGCCATACCCTTATTTTGTAGGTAATATTGCACCAGAAGTAATGCAACAAGACTTTGATGGACGTATTGATATACTTCCAGTAAGTGATCCGAGCATATTTTCTATGGCACAACGCTTGTCATTGGCTCAAACACAGTTACAAATGGCACAACAAGCTCCACAGATTCATAATCAGTACGAAGCTTTTAGAAGAATGTACGATGCACTCGATATTAAGAACATCGATAGCATTTTACCTCCTCCACAACCGCCTGCACCAGTAGATCCAGCGACAGAAAACGCTAATTCTATCAAGGCAGCGCCGCTTCAAGTTTTTCCAGAGCAAGATCATGAGGCACATGTCCGTGCTCATGTGACTTTTTTAGGAACTCCAGCCTCTCAAGTCAATCCACAAGGGTTTGCATTGCTACAAGCACATGTTCAAGAGCATGTTGGACTCATGGCAAGAGACCAAGTGACTAAATTCTTTCAAATTTCTGTTCAAGAGGCTCAATCAAGAGGTGAACCAGTTCCTCAAATTGATCCAGCAGCTATTGAAGCAGCGATTGCACAACAAATTGGTGAAATATTGAATGAAGTTATGCCTTCATTACAACCACAACAACAAGTTGACCCACTTGTAGCAATTAGACAACAAGAATTAGAGAATGATACGGCTGAAATACAAAGAAAAGTCGCAAATGATCAGATGAACTTCCAAATTGACCAAGCAAAACTAAAACAAGCGTTTGATTTGGCACAACAAAGGTCTGGATTACAAGAAAAAATAGCCGAAGATCGTAATGATGTTAATATTTATCGTATTAACACACAAGCTGCACTAAGGAAGTAAGATATGTTAGATCCTGCCTCAATCGGTATAGCCATAACAGCGGCTAATACGGCATTTAATGCAATTAAGCGCGGTTTTGCAGCAGGCCGCGAAATTGAGTCCATGGGAAAAGACCTCTCACGTTGGATGGGAGCGGTTTCAGATGTGGAAAATACTGAGAAGTCCGCGAAGAACGTGTCACCACTTATAAAATTGTTTAAAGGAAAAGAAATAGAAGCCTCTGCTATAGAAGCATTTACTGCAAAGAAAAAGTTAGAAGCACAAAGACAAGAACTTAAATCATTTTTGAATTTTCACTATGGGCCCCAATCATGGAACCAGATTTTGGCTATGGAGGCTGAGATAAGAAAAAAAAGAAAAGAGGAGATTTATGCCAAACAGGAGCTTATAAGAAAAATATGGGAATATATTGGGTGGTTTGTTTTATTCTGCACAGTTGTAGGCTTTATATTTTTTCTTGCATGGCTTTGGAAAGAAAGGAGAGGCTGATATGGATGGAAGTATGATACTTGATGCTTGGAATAATCTAGGCTGGATTGACGGTATTTTATTTACTTTTTGGTTATTTATTCTATATTATGGTAAATGTTGGATAGATGAAAGGTTTAAAAAATGATACAATGGTTGATTAACATGTTAACAAAAGATGGAAGAGTTGGCTTAAGTAAAGCCAGAGAACTATCTCAACACAGACTTCATACAACGAAGTATGAAGATTTGTGTATGTAAGGGGAAAAGATGCTACAGTTTTTAGGACCAATAGCTAATTTAGCTGGCACTTGGTTACAAAACAAGGTAGAGAAAACAAAAGCAGATGGTCAAGCCAAAGTTGCTGAAGCTAAAGCTCGTGCAACAGTTGCAAAGAAAGTAGCAGCTGGTGAGGTTGAGTGGGAAGGCAAAATGGCAGAGGCTACAGATAATAGTTGGAAGGACGAGTTCGCCTTAGTAGTCCTTCTGACCCCCGCAATTTTAGTCTTCATTCCTGGCATGAGAGATCATGTACATAAAGGTTTTGAAGTATTATCTACGCTACCAGACTGGTATCAGTATTTATTGTTTATTGCAATATCAGCATCGTTTGGAATTAAGGGCGTTGGTCAAGCAGCCAAAATGTTACGAAAGAAGTGACACAAGATTTATTTAGACATTTGAGGATACACACTATGACTAAAAAGAATAAGCTAAAAAAAGTAATTAAAGGATTAAGTAAAGCATCTAAGACACATGCAAAACAAGCTAAAGTTTTAAAAGGTATATTAAAAAATGGCAAAAAAAGATCCTAAAGTTGGGACTGGTAAAAAACCAAAAGGCTCTGGCAGGCGTTTATATACGGATGAAAATCCTAAGGACACGGTTAGAATTAAGTTTGCTACGGAGAAAGATGCCAGAGAAACTGTTGCCAAGGTTAAGAGAATCAATAAACCTTTTGCGAGAAAGATACAAATACTTACAGTCGGTGAGCAAAGAGCAAAGGTCATGAAGAAAACAAAAGTGGCAAGTATATTTA